TTCTTTAAGGATTGTTTTTATTTTGGAGAAGTAAAGCAAGTTCCCTTAACTGAGTTATTGAAAATAAAGCCTGATTTAACTAGAGATGAATTAAAAGAAATTCAAGAACTGGGGTCTGCGTGGTTTAATTATTATGGAATGATTAGACCTTACATGAATGATTTGTTTAATAAGGATGTGGTTACATTACTTTATTTTAATTACAAAACATTTACCAATGTAGTTCATAAGAAAAAGAAGAAAGAGAATGGTGGCGACAGGGTTATATTAAGAGATGAAGGATTTAATCCGCCAGAAGAAACGGAAAACTTCTCTAAAATTCACCAAAAAGATGAGGTGTGGTATGAAGGTATAATGGTAATGGGTAGTAGTTATTTACTTCAATGGGAAATAGCTGAAAACATGGTAAAACCTGATTCTGCCACTCAAAGAGTAAGACCAAACTATGTGTTGTGTGCTCCAAGAATGTATAAAGGAGCTATTGATTCTTTAGTTAAAAGAATGATACCATTTGCGGATTTGATTCAAATGACACACCTGAAACTACAACAAGTAATTTCTCGAGTGGTGCCAGATGGTATATTCATAGATGCTGATGGATTAAATGAAGTAGATTTAGGAACGGGCGCTGCTTACAATCCAGAAGACGCTCTTAAGTTGTATTTTCAAACGGGTAGTGTTATTGGTAGAAGTTTTACTCAAGATGGAGAGTTTAATCATGGGAAAATTCCTATTCAAGAACTAGGAACAAGTAGTGGCCAACAAAAAATGGCCGCTTTAATTGGTAACTACAATCATTATCTAAATATGATAAGGGACGTGACCGGACTTAATGAAGCTAGGGACGCCTCTACACCTGATCCTAATTCGTTAGTTGGTCTACAGAAATTAGCAGCCCTTAACTCAAACACTGCTACTAGGCATATATTGGACGCTAGTTTATTCATTACTAGGACATTAGCTGAAGATTTATCTTGTCGTATTTCTGATATATTAGAATACGCTTCATTTAGAAATCAATTTGCTAACCAGATAGGTAAAAATAATGTAGCAATCTTAGAAGATATAAAAAATCTTTACCTACATGACTTTGGTATTTTCATTGAAGTGTCTCCAGATGAAGAACAAAAATCTCAACTTGAAGCTAACATCCAAATGGCTCTTAGTAGAGATCAGATAGATTTAGAAGATGCAATTGATATTAGGGAGGTTAAAAACCTAAAAGTAGCTAATCAGTTACTTAAGTTGAAAAGAAAAAGAAAAGAAGAAAGGGATCAAGCAAGAGAAAATGAGAAAATGCAAATGCAAGGAGAGGTTAATCAACAATCTGCTCAAGCTGCGGCATCTGCTAAAATGGAACAAATTCAAGCTCAAGCTCAAGCTGATATTCAAGTTCAAGAAATGGAGGCTGCTTTTCAAATTAAAAAAATGCAAGGAGAGGCTCAATTGAAAAAAGATTTAATGAAGGTAGAGTTTGAGTATAATATGCAACTAAGAAAGGTAGACTCAGACAACATTAAAGGGAGAGAAGAGATGAAAGAAAAGGCAAAAGATAAAAGAATAAGCTTAAACAACTCTGAACAATCTCAACTTATTGAACAAAGACAAAATAAAGGACAGCCTAAGAATTTTGAATCTAATGAAGATAGTTTAGATGGTTTTGATTTTTCTGAATTTAATCCACGTTAATCTTAAAAAAAAGTTTATTATCTTTGTATAACTTAAATATAATATAATGGATAAAATACAAGTAAAAATAGTAGATGACACTATAGAAGATAAAGGGGTTCAGCAAATTGAACAAGAGTTGGTAGATAAACACAACAAAGAAGTTGCTGAAGCTAATGAAGAATTAAAAGAAGAAAACCCTGAAACGGAGGGTATAAATGACGTTGACGTTCTTTCATATATTAAAAATAGATACGATAGAGATATCAAATCTATTGATGAGTTGTTTGACGCGAGACAACAAAATGAAGAGTTACCAGAAGATGTGGCTAGTTTTTTTCAATTTAAAAAAGAAACAGGTCGAGGAATGGAGGACTTTTTAAAAGCGCAACAAGATGTAGAAGATATTTCAGATACTGATTTAATTTCTAATTATTGGAGCGACACTCAACCTCACTTAGACGGAGAAGATATAAAATTTGAATTTAATAATAAATTTGGATTTAATCCGGATGAAGATGATGAGTCTTTTGTAAGGGAGAGAAAAATCGCTAGAAAAGCAGAACTTGCTAAAGCTAAGAAACACTTTAAAGAGCTTCAAGATAAATACAAAACACCTTTATTTGAGTCAAATACTGGTGAATTTACCTCGGAAGATCACAAAGAATTTCTAGCTTACAAGGAAGCTCAAAACCAAGCACGCACCCAGCAAGAAGAAAGAAGCCGGTATTTTACCGAAAAAACTAATGATGTTTTTAATGATGAGTTTGAAGGTTTCAACTTTACTATTAATGACAACACTTTTTCATATAAACCGGGGGATGCTAATAAAATGCGTGAATCACAATCTGATTTACAAAATTTTATGAAGCAACATTTAACTGATGAAGGGTATATTGCAGACGCTAGAAAGTATCATAGAGCCTTAGCGGCAGCTATGAACCCAGATGCATTTGCAAGATATTTTTACGAGCAGGGTCAGTCGGATCAAGTTACCGAATCAAAAAAAAGATCAAAAAACATTAACATGGGAGATGATTTAAGGCGATCACCACAAGGAAAAATTTCTAGTGGTTTCAAGGTAGCAAGTGTTCCTACTAGTCACGGTAATGGGCTACGAATAAGAAGTAAAAATAAAAACTAAAATTTAAAATTTAAAATTATGGCATTAAATGTACCAGGGTTTCAATTAGAGCCCTCAGCGGAGAAAATCGCTACTGCCTCAAATTATATCACAGATTTTAATTTTATGAATCAGTATTTACCTGATACATACGAGAAAGAATTTGAGAGATATGGTAATAGAACGATTTCGTCCTTCCTTAGAATGGTTGGCGCTGAAATGCCTACTAACTCTGACCTTATTAAATGGGCGGAACAAGGTAGGTTACACACCAAATATGAAGGTTGCACTTTTGGCGCGTTTGCGGCAGGGCAACAAACTTTTACTGTAGCAGGTGGTGCAAATTGCAACTTTAGAGTTGGACAAACAGTAATGTTGTCTTCTGAGCAAGTAGCAAGTGAATCAGCAAAAGCACTAATCGTAACAGCAGCTTTAAATTCTTCAACTTTTACAGTGGCTTACTACGATGCTTTGGTAGCGAGTCCTTTTACAGGGGCTACATTAGGAGTTACTGCTTTCGTTTATGGTTCTGAGTTCCGACAAGGAACTGCCGGAATGGAAGATTCTTTAGAGGCTCAAGATGAGTTCTTTGACAACAAACCAATTATCATTAAGGACAAGTACATTGTATCTGGTTCTGACATGGCTCAAATTGGTTGGGTTGAAATTACAACAGAGAACGGAGCAAACGGATATCTATGGTATTTGAAATCAGAACACGAAACTAGACTTCGTTATGATGATTATCTAGAAATGTCAATGATTGAAGGTATCCCTGCTGAAGCGGGATCTGGAGCAGCAACTGCATTAAATGCAACGACAGCATATCCAGCTGGTTCGGTATTGGATGTAGGCGCGGGTACGCAAGGTCTTTTTGACGCTGTAGAACAACGTGGAAACGTATGGACTGGAGCTGGACCTGTTGCTTTAGCTGACTGGGATACAATTGTAGACCGTTTAGATAAGCAAGGATCTATTCAAGAGAATGTAGTGTTTGTTAATAGAGATTTCGGTTTTGACATAGATGATATGTTAGCTGCTCAAAACTCTTATGGCGCAGGCGGTACTTCTTTTGGACTGTTTGATAATGATGAGGAAATGGCTCTTAATTTAGGTTTTACAGGGTTTAGAAGAGGTTACGACTTCTACAAAACTGACTGGAAATATCTAAATGACATTACTTTAAGAGGTGGTCTTGTTGGTGGTAAAACCATTCTTACATGTTAGATATAGAGCTTCAGAAACTGAAGACAGACGCTACAAAACTTGGTTGACTGGTTCTGCTGGTGGAGCAAGAACAAGCGATCTAGATGCGATGGAAGTTAACTTCCTATCTGAAAGAGCA